TTTATTATTTTTATCTTTTTTTAACGCAACTAAAAAAATGGGAAATATCTGTGCTTCAACAAGAAACAAAGAATGTCTTTATGCCGCCAAAGAACCAATGGAGGTTAAAAAGGCATTTTCCAATTGTGTATATTATACTAAAGTTGATTCAAAACAAACTTTAAAAAAAAGAAAAAAAAGATTATTAAGAAAAGTAAATAGTATAGAAAGCCAACTTCATGATATGAAACATAATAAAATTCCATACACCAACCAAATATTTTAAGCCAGCAAGGAGAATTGAACTCCTGACCTTATGATTACAAGTCACACGCTCTACCAACTGAGCTATACCGGCTAATGCTAGAAACATAAAAAAGACCAATTTTTTATTGCTGTAAGTTTCCTTTTACTCAATGTGGGGCTCGAACCCACGACCCTGGGCTCATAAGACCCATGCTCTACCAACTGAGCTAAATGAGTTACAAAATTATAAGATATTTATTATTTAAATAGTTTTTTAATCTAATATATTTACATGACTGAAAATAATGAAAAATATTATGAAAAAATTTCGGATGATTTTTGTGGTATATGTTATGAACCATTTGAAGATATAATGAATTCACAAGTTTATTGTTTAAAATGTCCAAATATGTATCACGTTCATTGTATGAATAATTGGAAAAGTAAAAGCACCACTCCAAAAAAAAAATGTCCTTATTGTTCTAGAAAAACATTGAAATATCCAAAATCTCCTAGACGAATAATATTTTTTTGTTTTTGTTAAATTGAATCTAACTGCTCTCTTCTATTTCTAATAGGATACAATTGTTCATCAAGTTTATATCTTAATAAAGAAGCAAATCCGGCTGTAGAAAAAACAAAACAATGCCATAAACTATGATATTTTACATATCTTTCATTATAAAATTCTTTACTAGCAATAGAATACACGGCTATTGCTGTAATTCCACAAGAAGAAAATAAAAAGGATAGACATCTAAAACGTAATAAATATCTCCAAATCGTTCTCCATTTTATTATTAGTATAAAAAAACTACATATTGATAAATACCATGTAATAATTAAATCACGATTTAAATTTTCCCATAAATAAACTATTAAAACAATATTTTCCACGGCAAAGCTTGTTATATAAAATTGCGGTTCTCGAACTCTTGAACCATACAATACGGTTGTAAATATTAAACTTGAACAAGCATAACCATCTAATAAAGCCCAATTGTGATAATCATAATCGGTTGTAAATACTTCATCTTCCGGCAATGAATGATGCGAATGATATAAAAGAGAAAAAGTTACAGCATATAGGAATTTAATCAACATAAAAATACTGGTGGCATCTTTGCGTCTTTTCCAACTCCATATAAATACACCCATTGGAAATAAAGCAGTGCAATGTGTTGTTAATAACCAAGTATCTAACATTAAATATATAATTTTTATATCTTTATTATATTTTGATAAATATAAAATACAGCATTTTTCTCTCCCCTATACAGTAAAACTTAAAAATATATTTATATATATAATTATGTGGTTTCCTGAAGAACTTTGGGTTATTATAAAAGATTTCTTGATACATGATATAAAAAAACATGGCAAACATTTAAAAGATGATGATAATATAATTGCTTTTAATTCTTGTATGAATTTAATACCAAGACCATATCCTCCTAGAAATGGACCTAGAATTGTTTATAGTGGAGTTAAAAAAGAGTTTCGTATTGTTACATATCTTTATTATCTTTCTCCTTTTTCTAATTCTAATTATGGTAAGAAAAATAGTATAAAGTGTATTATTGTAAAATGTCCTTTAAATTATTTTCATGGTGTAAATCGTTCTATGAATGATAATATCATTAGAAATGAATATTATTCATATATTCACTACTATCAAGGTTTATTGGTTTAATTAATTAATTAAATTATTTAAACAGTAATTCTATTACTATTTAAATGGATAACGAAGAGTCGAAAAAATCATGTTATAAAATAAAAAGTTGTTGTAGTGTTTTTTCTAATAATTGCGAACTATTATGTAGTCATATTGCTGCTAAGTTAAGAGATGACTTGCTTATTGGAACAGAACATTCTTATAAAGTTATACCAAAATGTAATACTCCACAACAAGTTTTTATTAGAGAAAGTGGAAAGTTATTGGAAGCAGGAATACTAGAAATGTCTTCCGATGAAAAGAAAAATATCGTATTGGCTGACCCTAAGTTTGGTATGTTTTCTTTATTTAAATATCACGTAACTCGTGGTTATAAAAATGAAATGCTAATAAAAAAAAATGCTGTTTATTGTAGTCATATTTTTTCTTTATTAACTTTACTACCTATTCTTATATTTTGCGCACAATGGGCTATTTATATTGCTCTTGTTACTGACGAAGCTATTAATACTGGTGAGTTAGAATTTTGTCCTAATCAAGCAAATTGGAGGCAAAAGTTAATTATGTTTGGTGCTTGTGCTTTATATTTTGTAAAATCTTTCTTTTTATGGGACAATCTTACTGACAGGACAAGATTAAATAAAATGGTTCCAGCAACTGATACTTGGACTATGATTGATACTTTCCAAGAATTTGGTTTTAATCTTTTTGTTTATGCTGCTAATATTTGGATTATTTTTAACGGCGATAGTGTTTCTGAAATGGTTATGGACTGTCTTGCTATGGAATTTTTAATGAACCTAGATAATGAATTCGAATCTCTTTATTTTGAATACTTGCCTGAAGCCGCCGATGATATTTATGATAATGTTTTTATTTCATATACTGATAATTATAAATTACTTGAAAAAAAAGAAAATCACTGTAGCTTTTATTGTTTACATTGTCTTACGTTTATTCCTTTTAAAATCTTACTCACTTCATTGCTTTTATTTCCTGTTTTTTGTTTCTTTATGATGGTTTATGCTCCTCTTTGTAAATAATATATATAGTTATAAATTGATTTAGATAAATAACTATTAATTATATTATAATGGCGAATATAGTTTTTCATAATAATACAGTTTCTTTGAATGATATGTGGTTTGATTCCCACGCACAATTAGTAAGAATGATTGCTTTTGATCTAAAAGCATCTTCAGAGCAAATAGACGCACTTTTAGAAAAGTATGTTGGTAAAAAACAAAAAATGAAAGCTCAAAAAAATCCATTCCAACCAAAAAAACCCAAGTCTTCTTACTTTTATTTCTGTGATGATTTTAGACCAAAGCTTATTGAAAATTTCAAAAAGAAAAATCCCGATATGAAAGTTTCTATCGCTAATATCGCAAAAGATCTTGGTAAAAAATGGAAAGGTTTGAAGGACAAGGATAAGAAAAAATATCAACAACAAGCCGAAGTAGATAAAAAAAGATACGTACAAGATATAGAAGAATTCAATGAAAAATATGCTTAATTAATTAGCTTAAATATTATATATTATTAAATAATTAATAATATATATATGAGTCGCAGCGATCAACAACTTAGCCAACTGCAACGTACATACTTTACTATTAATGATGATGAAGCAGCCAAAATTGCTTTACAACTTCCGTCAGGTAATACTTCTTGGAGCAATATTCCCGCTTCTAATGGTTTTAACAACATTACACAATTTAAAAATCATGTAGACACCTCCGCTATTGCTACTAATAACGGTAGAGTTCATACTGAAAATAGAAATGTTATTCAATATCAAAATCCTGTTAGAACCGACGACCCTTATGATTCTAGAACACAAAACGCTCTTGTTAATCTTACAAAAGAAAGAACCAACAATACACCACAGGTAAATGAACTTAAAAGTAGAATTATTGTTTCTCAATTAAGTATTGATTCTAAATTTAGACAAAATTATTTTGAAACTTCTCCATCTGATTTTACCATCCATCTTTCTACTCCTTTACAAAATGTTATTTCTATGAGATTGGCTTCTTTAGAATTACCTAATGTTTCTCATGTTGTTTCCGCTAGACAAGGCATGAGTTCTTTTAAAATTACTAAAAATAATACTACTACTAGCATTGCTGTAGCATCTGGTAATTATGATTCATGGAAATTAGCATCTGATTTAAATAATATTGATGGTGGAAAACTAGACAATCTTGGTTTTCAATGTTATATTGATGAAAAAAGTTTAAGAACTACTATCAAAACAAAAGATGATACTAATTTTAGTTTAGATTTCTCAAATCCTATTAATCCTAGAGCACCTCCTATGAAATCTTTGGGATGGCTTCTTGGGTTTAGAAATAAAATGTATGAAGGTGCTTCTACTTATACAAGTGAAGCAGCCATTGACTTAGCTGGTTCCAAATATTTTTTCCTTTGTGTAGAAGATTTTAATTCTTCAGTTCATGATGTTGTTACTGTTGTTTATGAAAATTCTTTCATGCAAAATAATATTTTAGCTCGTATACCAATGCGAGAAGGTAAAGGTGTTGTTCTTTTTGATGATTGTACTGATAAAATTACTAAGAAAAGACATTACTTTGGTCCGGTTGATATTAATAAACTTAGAGTTAGACTTGTTGATGAATTTGGTGATAATGTTGATTTGGTTGGAACTGATTATTCATTAGCATTAGAATTCCATATTTTATATGAGAAATAATATTATATGTCAGATATTTCAGATAATATTATTTATCCATCTTTCTTTAAAATAAATTATAAAGACAAAAAAAATACTTTTTATTTGGAAAGCTTAACGCTTTCTAATTTAAAATTATGGAAAAATTCTATTTTAATCGATTCAAGTAATAATATTACCATTCAGCATAGAGAATTTTCAAAATTAATTTTAGATTTAAAAGCTTGTTTAACTGATAAATTATTATTGGTCCACAAATCTTTTACAAATAAACCTTTAATTTTAGGAAATATATTTTTATATTATTGCCAATACCTTTCACAATGTGTTTTTAACAATCCTTTTACCATTGAACCCTTTACACAAAACCAAAAAATTAAAAATAAATTCTATTCGTTTATTGATTCTTTTATTAATTCATTTTATGATAAGGAATATTTAGATATATTTATTAATAATAATTTTAAAAATAATTCAGATAAAATTATTTTATGCGTTTCTCCTTTATACTTCAATATTTTTATACCTTCTACTACAATAAATTTCTTTACAGATAATTATACTATACCCGATAGTAATTGGATTATTACTATTTTAATAGGCAATAGAGATTAATTTTTTCTCATAATACTTTATAAAATGGCTAATGTTCAATTACCCGTGTTGTTCCAAATTGCTGATGCTACTGGCGCTACTTTATTTGGAGAAGAAGTCGCAGTAGATATAATTGAAAACCATCTTAAATTTACATTGAAAAGAGATGCTGCTTTTCAATCAAAAGGATTTGAAGCTAATGGTACTACATCTACTCTTGCTGCCGCATTCGCGGACACTTTCTATGTAGGAGACGATACTGCCGAAGGCGATGCTTTATTTTATGTTAATATGATTGCTAATGTTGGAAAAGATGAAACCACACCACTTGCTAAAAAAAAAGTGATCACAAATGGCGGTGCTGGCGCCGATGCTACGGCATTACAAGTTGTAGATATGTTTTGTAATAAATTTGCCGATGCTATTTTAATAGCACAAAATAGTGCTGGGTTAGTTCATACTACTGATGCAAACAAAAAAGTTCCTATTGGAGGAAAGGCTGTAGCAGAATTTTACGCTTCTTCTTTAGCACCATCTGAAAGCGAAGCTCTTGATATCGGTGCAGTTATGTCTCGTGTGGCTGCCGTTCATTTAGTAGGTCATCCTTTGGCACAAGCCATATTTGCTGATGAAGAT